TCGAAAGCCTTGACCCTACCACACCTCCTCTGCCAAGACTTCCGTTCCGCAATCCGAAAGGGGAGTGGCGTAGAGTCAACCTAACATGAGGTAAATAATGGAAACTGAGGAGCAAACCACCGAAGCAGCGCCGGAAACGACGCTGCAATCTTTTTTATATTTCCCAGCAGCCGTCTACGTAGACTCCAAGCCTGAGTTTCTCGACGTTGCCCGCGAGGTTGTAGACCGGCACATCGCCAAAATACAAGAAGAACATCCTTTAAACGACGTGCATCCGGTCACGATGACTGGACTTCTTATGGATGAACCTGATCTCGAACCACTTCGAGAGTTTATAGGCCAAACTGGTTGGAGTATCCTTGCAGGCCAAGGTTACGCGATGGAGAACGTATCTCTTACATTCAGTGAGTTCTGGGCGCAGGAGCACCGAAAGACTTCTTCAATGGATGCTCACCCGCATGGAAACGGCGTTCAGCTTGCGGGCTTCTACTTTCTTGATGTGCCGACTGACCCCGCACCACCAAGGGCTATCTTCCACGATCCGCGTTCGGGTAAGGTTATGGTTGATATGCCGGAGCAGGACCGAAATATGGTTACCTACGCTTCGAGTATAATTAATTTTGTGCCAGAAGAAGGTATGGTTATGTTTACCAACGCGTGGCTTCCGCACGCCTTCTCGCGCAATCCTTGTGACAAACCGTTCCGGTTCATCCACTTTAACTTATCACCCATGTACGGGGAAGGACCCCCACTACCGGAGGTCGTGTGATGGCTAAGTTTATGATCCGATTTAACAAAGCGCGGGGGCGACCGAACCGAGGCTCCGAGGACCACGTTTGGCGTGTATTTGAAGATGACAAAGAATACATAGTCAAGAACGTGCAGATTAATGCCCCATCCTACGGTGCTAAGACTGGCCACGACTGGAGCATCTGCTGCGAAGGCACATTACACTTGGATCGTGATACTTCTACGGCTATAATTAACCCGTAAGGACTAAGACTATGACCGAACCTCACAAACTTATCGGCGTATGCGCCAACATCCACACACGGATGATGCACTTCGTTAAGGCCGGGGACACGGTCCTTGGCCACAAGCACGCGTTCGACCACCTGACGCTTCTAGCTTCTGGCTCATTGCGCGTCGTGGTAGACGGTACGGCGTCTGAGTTTAAGGCACCGCATCTCATCTGGATTGATAAAGACAAGATGCACGAACTTACTGCGCTTGAGGACAATACCGTAGCGGCTTGCATCAACGGGATTAGGGATGGTGACGGCGTTGCTGATCTTATAGACCCGTCAATGATCCCCGTTGGTGGGAGTATTACTCCCCACAAGTTTAAGCCCATTGCGATCCGTGAGGACTAGGCCCATGGCCAACGCTAAACTATACATATTACCGCTAGTTTTAGTTGTTTTGGTGGGTTGCCAAGACCGGTACCGATATGACTGCCAAGACCCTGCAAACTGGCAGGAAGAAATTTGCAAGAAGCCCAAGTGCATTGCTATGGGTTATTGCACAGAGTGGTTAATAAATACAGGTGAAAACGAGCAAGAGCATGAAGCCCACTAAAGATTGGTCGCCAGAGGAGCTACTGCGGTTCATTGTCGGCATTGTGTTATCGCTGACACTTACATTTATTGTAGCTACTGTGCTATACTCACTCGTGTTTGTATCGCAGCCGATGGAGGGGCAGTCCCCGAATGACGCTGAGTTTTTTAAACTGATTAACCCTATTGCGACGTTCATCGTCGGGGCGTTGGCAGGACTTATGGCGGGACAGGGCAGCGGCTCAAGCAAGCCCAAGGACGAGGAGATTAAAGATGAGCTTCCTGAATAGTTTTGAAAGCAAACAAGACGGCGTAAACGATACCGTTGAGTTTGTTATCCGCGTGGCCATCGTCACGCTATCTGCGGTTATCCTTGTGGTTGTGCTGGCGCTTGTTGTGGGTCTGTTTGTGCCTAACGACATTGTGGACAGTGCCGCCATCCTTGAGATGATTAACCCTGCGTTCCAGACGATCATCGGTGCTCTTGTCGGACTTCTGGGTGGCCTGAGCCTTAACGCCAACGCCCGCGACAAAGAGGCTGCGCCAGAGCCGGGACCAGAAGAACCAGAACCCGAAGTCGGTGAGTATAACCCTGTGCCGTTGGTCCGCCCTGTTGACCCTGAGCCGGTAGCCGAAGATGACGATGACGACGACATGGCCCCGTGGGAAAAGTACCGCAACGACCTGCGCTATGATGCCAATGGCGACGGCGTAGTCGATGAGGATGACTTCCCCGACTGGCGCAACCCAGCAGCATAATGGCGGGCGAACTCTCTACCGTTGAGATGATAGGCCAGCTTTGGCCTATTGTTCTTGCGTTCATCACTCTGACAATCATCCTCGCCAAGATGGATGTGCGACTTGGCGTTGCGGAAGAGAAGATCAAAACGCTCTTTGAGCTATGGAATAATCGGAAGGACGATAAATGAGCCTTGTAAACCTTCAGAAAAAGATTGGAGTAACCGCAGATGGTGCATTCGGTCCGGGTACATTTAAGAAAGCTGCGGCTTACTATAAGCTATCACCTGATAGGGCTGCGCATTTCTTTGCTCAAACGGCGCATGAAAGCGGTGGCTTCAAAGCGTTCAGCGAGAACCTGAACTATGGTGCAAAAGGCTTACGTGGTATTTTCCGCAAGTATTTCCCGACTGATGCGCTGGCTCGTGCATACGAACGTCAACCGCAGAAGATTGCCAATCGTGTCTATGCAAATCGCATGGGTAACGGACCTGAAACCAGCGGCGAAGGGTGGAAATTCCGAGGACGCGGAGCCTTGCAACTCACTGGAAAATTTAACTATTCTGAGTTTACCAAGTACGTGAACCGCCCCGAAGTGATGGACAACCCAGACCTTGTAGCCACAGAACTCGCCTTTGAAAGCGCGTTGTGGTTCTTTGACAAGAACAAGCTCTGGGGTATCTGCGATCAAGGCATCAACGACGCTGCAATTCTTGCGCTGACAAAGCGTATTAATGGTGGTACACACGGCCTCGACGACCGCAAACTAAAAACCAAGAAATACGCTGCTTGGCTATAAGGAGAATGACTATGGTTGATCTTAAGAGCATACTGAAGAAGGAAGCTGAAAAGGCAATCCTCAAGAAAGCCGCAGGCAAGATACTTCCTATGGACGGCGAAAAGCCTAAGATGGGTTGGAAGGTTAAGCTGGCTGGCATCCTCGCCATTGTCGGCACAGCGGCAACCGCGCTATCGCAATATCTAGGCGGTTAAGACCTTAGATGTTCGGCATTTCCCCCTTTGCTGCGGCTCCTTTTGCGTCGCTTGGCACCGTTAACGTAGATGTAAGCGTTACCGGGGTAGGGGGAAATGGCCTGCTAGGCGTTGTCGTTGCCGGTATTGTTGCGGTTTTTGACGTTACTGGGGTTGGGGCCACGGGTTCGGTCGGGACGCTTCAGAGCGTAACAGGCACCGCGAATGTTGAACTTGTTGGCGTTCAAGGCACAACCGAACTAGGTACCGTACAGCCCACCTCTGCAGTTCGGGTTACGGGTGTTTCCGGTACCGGCGAAATTAGTAGTGTCATTGTTGATGCCGATGCCATCGTTATCGAAGACAGTGTTGTAGGCACCGGACAGATCGGCACCGTAGATTTCCGGATTACAGGCAGAGTATTCCCGCAAGGTGTGCAGGCTGAAGGACAAATAGGTCAAGCCGATGCAGTGGCAGCTTCTGTGGTCGTTGAAGAAGGTGACGTTGGTTTCGGTCTACTTGGCACTCCTACGATTACGGGCGATGCAAATGTAGACTCCTATTTCTTCACACCTTCGATCCGGGCTGACCTTGGTAGTGTCAACGTAGTGTCCGGCTACCGTGTCAATGGTGTCCAAGCGACTGGTTCAGTAGGCAGCGTGATGGTTCAAATTCCAAAAAGCGTAACTGTTACCGGCGTGTCTGCAATTGGACGCGTGCAAACGCCCCTCGTTTGGGGTAACATCAACGACAGCCAAGACCCTAACTGGGTTGTCATCCCGACGTAAGGACCGAATATGGCGAGTACATACAGCAATCTCAAATTCCAGCTTATGGCGACGGGTGAAAACGCGTCTACATGGGGCGACGTCACCAACACCAATCTTGGGACCGCCATTGAGGAGGCCATTGCTGGTTCAGCGGATGTCACTTTTGCCAGTGGCAACGTCACTCTGACACTTTCGGATACGAACGGAACGCAGCAGGCGCGCAACATGCGCCTCAACCTCATCGGTACGACTGGTGGTTCTACCCGTAACCTTGTGGTCCCCAGTATCGAGAAGGCGTACATCGTCAACAATACCTGTGCAGATAGCGTGGTGGTTAAGACGACTGCTGGCTCTGGCATCACCGTTCCGGCTGGTAAGACCACGTGGGTCTACAGCAACGCCACTGATGTGGTGGACGCCACCACGCACCTTACTTCGCTAACACTCGGTTCGCCACTTCCTGTTGCCTCTGGAGGTACAGGTTCCAATACCGGCAGCGGTGCTGCGCTTACCAGCCTCAACGCATCTAACGTATCCTCGGGTACGCTTGCAGTTGTTTATGGTGGTACTGGTGGTACGACGGCAGCTACGGCACGCGTCAACTTACTTCCTTCTTATACCGCTAACGGTGGTAAGGTTCTTGCGGTTAATGCAGGCGCTACGGATACTGAGTGGATTTCGGTTGGTGGTGCGGGTACTGTAACCAGCGTCAACGCAACGACGGCAATTAGCGGGCTTTCCTTTACTGGTGGTCCGATCACCGGGGCTGGCACTCTGACGCTTTCTGGTACGCTTGGCGTTCAAGCCGGGGGCACTGGCACCACATCATTAACCTCGGGTGCGGTCCTAATTGGTGCTGGCACATCGGCTGTTACGACTGTTTCCCCCGGCACCGCGAGTAACGTACTTACTTCAAATGGTTCTGCGTGGGTTTCACAGGCTCCGACCAGCGGCGGCGTTTCTAGTGTTACCGGTTCTGGCGCGGGTATCGTGGTTAGTCCATCGACCGGTGCCGTATCCATCCAGAATACGGGGGTAACCAGCGTCACGGCAGGGTCTGGCATCTCGGTGTCTGCGAGCACAGGCGGCATTACCATATCGGCTAGCGGCGCTGCGGGCGTTTCATCAATCAGTTTCGGCTCTACCGGCCTAACTCCTTCAACTGCTACTACAGGTGCAGTAACCGTCTCGGGTACGCTTGCGGTAGCTAGTGGTGGTACAGGTGCTACCTCGACTGCTAACGCAGCTACTAACCTTGGCCTCGGCACCGCATCTAGCGTTCAGTTCGGTAGCTTTGGTGTTGGCACAGCGGCCTCGGGTACGTCTGGTGAAATCCGTGCGACTAATAACGTCACTGCCTTCTACTCGTCAGATGCGCGCTTGAAAGAGAATGTGCAG